GGTGACTGGAGTTCAGACGTGTGCTCTTCCGATCTCAGATACGAACGCCTTGACACTGACAATGGAGACAATGGTGTTTATATTATCAAAGACTGGAAGATAATAAACAGATTATACTTCACTGGTACAGAGCAAAAAGAATATGATTTAGATAAAATGTTAAAATCAATAGAAGAATCCCAACCAGAGGATATGAAACTGAACAGAAAATAGTGAAAGGAGGTGAATCATATGTTTGAGAAAATCATTGGACAAAGCCAAGCGAAGCTAGCCATTCAGGATTGGTACTTATATGAACAGCAGCCGTTGCTTATCTATGGCTCATCAGGATTTGGTAAGACAATGTTTGCAGAGAGTTTAGGAGCAAAGACTATTGACACGACACAGTTTAGAGGAGACAGATTAAATACAATTTTGAAACCAATTAAAGAAGCTGAAGATGGGGAAATCCTGTTCTTCGATGAGATACATTCTCTCCCAGGAAAAGTTTTAGAAGGACTTTATAAAATAATAGATAAAGGGACATTCTACGATACAGAATTATGTATGGACTTGCCATTACCAGACGTACGATTTGTATTCGCTACGAATATTTTGACCCCTTTACCAGAGGCATTTAAAAACAGATGTAGATTTATAGAACTGCAAGAATATTCTGAGGAGGAGTTAGCCCAGATTGTTCAGGCTGCGAACCCAAAACTCACTCCAGAGGCAATACCAAGTATAATCAGAGCCAGTAAAGGAGTACCGAGGACTGCATTGTCCCTAGCCAAGTCTATAATAGCTGGAGCAAAATCAGAAAAATATGATTGCTTAGATGAATCCAAAGTGAACAGTCTTCTTGATTCTAGATTTTCTGTAAATGGAGACACTGGTCTAACCGAAAAGGAATTTAAAATAATACAAAAGGTAGTAGAGCGAGGACACCTTTCAACTACTGCTGTTGCTAATCTGTTAAAGACCAGCTTAAAGGACGCCAAGGCACTATATATTGAACCACTCCGAGCAGCCGAATGGTTAGCTATTTCGAATCAAGGTGTAATCGCAGGGTTTAAGACCCACGAGAATTATAGGTTATTTACGAAGAAGGGTTAAGCCCTTCTTCTTTTTGAGCCTATGCTCCAAACAAATGTTCACATATGTATGTAGTGCGTGTAAATATTTTACCCCGGTTGTTCACATTAGTTCGAATCAGGTTCGGGTATATACCCGAATCGAATCTTATACGAACACTTTTAAATTAAAGGAGGTGATTGTGATGTTTGATTTTTTAGATGAACAGGATTCAGAAATTTTAGACGAAGATAATGAATTAACTTTTTGCCCTTATTGTGGAAATATTAGTGGTCATTTAAACCCAAGAATTTTATGTCAGGATTGTCAAGAATTATTTGGGCATGAATTCATAGATGAATTATAAAAAGGTCGAGGAAATTTTTGGAAATGAATCAGAAAAGTGAACGACCGGATTCTATTTTTATAAACAATCGTTGGAATCAACCGTGTCAAAGTATTGGTATTATTAGGTTTTGCATGTGTGGTTAAAAAACCCCCGACTTGTTCACTTTTTAACAACATCTGGTTGCTCTGCTTTTATTTATATTACTAACTTAGTTGACCTGCTTTTGTGTTATAAACAATTTTTAAAAAGCAGAGCAACCAAAGCAGAGCAACCAATATATCAATATTTTTTAATATAGATACAATAGGTTTGTTGTCTGTTGTTAAAATTGTTGAAAAGCAGAGCAACCGAGCAGAGCAACCGACAGACTTACTCTCCCAACGGTTATAAGATACTACGGTTGACCTGCTGTTGTTAAAAAACATAAACTTTCTAAATATTTTTTATTGAAGAACTCAAAAAAAATAAAAGCCTTATAAAAAAAATTATGACTCTTCCAGAAAGCAGAGCAACCAAGTATAGACCAAATCCCGTTCATCTACTCTCCCAGTAGGTTTAGCCGTTGCTCAGCTCAATTTTAGAGCAAAGCAACCATAAAAAAATATATCAATTCTTACTCTTTTCTTATTCTTTTCTTACTCTTTTCTTACTCAAAAATCAAAAAAAAATGAGTAAAAGTTCACTCATACTTCCTCAACACTTCACTCATTTTTACTCAAATTTACCTCAATTAAATAAAATTAAAATGAGTAAAAGATGATTGCTTTTTGTATCAAATTATGATACAATACAAAAAAAGGAGGAAAAATTATATTATGTTTAACTCATTTTATTTACCAAAAAATATTTACACCAATATTACCCAATTAGCAAAAGAAAATCATACAACTATTTCTAACCAATTAGTTATCTGTTTAAAATATGCACAAGAACATCAACCATTGCCTCGTCAATTCCAAAATGCATATACAGAAGAACAATTACCATATATTGAAACCGTACATTTTATAGATAAAGGCACAAGTAATATTTTCAAAGAATATTTAAGAAATCAAAATCCATCTCTTACGCCAATACAAATTGTGAATTTACTAAATTATGGACAGTTTTATCAGAGATTAGAAGAAAGAAAGGGGTTAATACAAAATGCCAAAAGTACAAATTGAATTACCAGAAGATATTTATAAAAAGCTAAAACAAGCTGCGAAAGAACACTATACTTCATTAAGAGGATATATAGCAGACCACATGACACAGTTCATAACCTCCCCTGAGAAATTTATATCTACACCAGACAACCTACCGGATGGTACGACTACTACAGTTAAATTAAAGGCACAAAGACCAAAAACACCAGAAGAAATAGAAGAAGAACAAATAGCCACTTTCCAAAAAAGAGCTAAACAAATATTAGGTCATGAGTTTGAAAGTATGGTTGAGGTATCCCTTGACCCAACTAATACTTATTATGATTTTGCAGAAAAGCAAGAAGGCAAATTCGTACGCTACGCATACACTATGCCTGAACACAAACAAAGAGAATATTTAGAGGAGTGGAAGAAGTATGAGTAATCAAAATCACCAAATCAAAGTAACTCTTACAGAAGAAAACTATAATAAATTAAAACAATCTGCCGAGAAGAATTACAGAACCATATCACAAGAAATAAATTTTAGACTATCACAACTATTAAGCAGACCGGGAGGGTTAGACGCCCCACTTACATCACCTATATACTACCCACCGGGGGTTCGCTCTATCCCAAGTCCAGAAAATCCATATACTATAACAGCAACAGCAGGACTAACTCAGCCAATACAGAAATCACAGCCACAACCACATCCTAAAAGTATTACGTTCACAAATACACCTAAAATAAATCAAGACCGGAGATAAATAAATCTCCAGTCTTTTTATATTATCTCATCTCGACAATAATATATCCACCTATTTATATTCTACTACTCTTTTATCAAAAAAGTCAAGTATTACTCTGCTTTTATCAGTTTTATTTTTTCTATTATGTATCCACTCGTGTTCTTCTACGGATATGCAGACCAAATTATTTATTTCGTTATGACTTTTATCTCCATCTAAATGATGAATTACATACCCGGGTGGTATTTCCACTTCATGTTCACATTCATACATCACTACGTGAAGTCGTCTTCGCTCTCCAGTAGTAGCTACTAGATAACCAGTACCTTTCTCTACACTATATTTTACACCTCTATAAAATCTCTGCCCTTCACGAGTACATACGTCTTTCCTTTTATTATTATTGAACAAGTCTCCTATCATAATAATGTCCTCCTACTTCCTGTTACAGCACGACCTTCCCATAAGTCGATGGTGCCGATACCTCAAGCTGTCCAAAGTGTGGTCGTTCACTGTAGGGAATTCTTGGATTATAATTTCTTTTCCGTTTATTTCACGTCTTGGGAATTCTGCTCCTACTATTTCTGCCCAAGTAACTGGACATTGTTCAGTGTCAACCCAAATTTTTCTTAAATCACCGTAACCTCCAGTTAAGAATTGGTATGAAATATCTCTGCTTCCTGACATTTTTTTAACTGGATATATGTTCAGACCTTTACTTCTTAATCCATCTATAATTCTGTTATCTATTTCTGAGTTAATTAAACTTGAAATATTTATACTAAGTCCTAATTTTTTACCAATTTTTCCACCACGTCTATCTAGCACTTCTTTTACGTGTTCATAAATACCATCTTCTGACCAACCTACGCCTACACATTCGTCGATTACCCATAAAATTTTCATTATTTTATTGTAAATACTTACAGTCAATGCGGTTGGGTCTGGCCTGTATCCGTAGTCACAGCCGATACATACACGCCAGTTACTAGGCATATTTAAACACCAATTTTCTTTAGCATCCCAGTCAACATCTTCATATCTCATAGGTTCAACTAATGGGAATACTAATGTCTCTGGATTACCTATTTCGCCCATTATTACGTGCTTCCACTCTTGCAAGTTCTCTTCACGCATAGCCTCAGCCATTTCATAAACCTGTTCAGGGACGATACCTCTTGGAATATCATATAAATTAACGTGTTTGAAATAAACCTTTTCGTGACGTCCTTCCGAAGCCATTTCACGTTCATTACGCCACCCTACGTTTAACCAGTGACTTGGGCTAAACGGCGTATTATATGTAAATATAGTTTCAAATATGTCGCCACCACGATATAAACTAAGTAAAATCTGGTCAACGTCGTGTTTAGATTGAAATTGGTCAGCCTCTTCCCACCATACAAATCGACAGTAACCACCTGGCCATTTAATACTTTTAACTTTTCCATAATCTTCTGCTGTGTTTAGGTTAGCAAATTTAATTACGGATTTAGTACCTTTAAGATCGGAAGAGCACACGTCTGAACTCCAGTCACCTTGTAA